TAAGAAAAAGAAAGATGAAGATGACATTGAAACATTAGTTGACAACGCATTCGATAAGGGTGCTGAGGAACTAATTCAATCAATGGAAGCAACTAATCAAATAACTGATGAGACTGAAAGGTTTCTTAAGGCTGATGAGTTGTGGGAAGCAGCAGCAACACAGATGGAAGCACGCGTGATGATACTTAGTATGTCTGGTATGCTTGCATTTGCTGTCACTGAACACGGTGGTTTATATCTTGACCACCTGATTAAGGAAGAAGAAGACAATGAAACTAACGAAGGGTGATTGGAGTGGAATACCTACTTCTGTTTGCCCTAACTGTGATTGTACTTGGTTTAATGTTCCGATGACATTTGACCCAGACACTTACGAGATAGCAGCATACGGTCTTGATGGTGTAACTTGTTGGTCTTGTGACCAACCCATTACTCCACCAATACCAATCGATTCGATGATAGAGGAGAAGTAATGGGCTGGATTATTACGGTTGTTCTTGGATTAACTACTGTTATGTATGCAACTGCATACTATAAACAATCGCAGTTAACTGCACGAGAACGGTTACGGCAACATCAATAGAACCCACGTTTATCGTGGTGTTCTAGTGCATTACAAGGCGTATCGTAACGCTTCTTAATGTACCTTACACCACGTTCTGTTTGTTCTTTGATACTCAAACCTTCAGGGGTTTTAAGTATTTGAAACAAACCGTAGGCTGACGATTTGGGATTGTCTGCAGTGTTTGACCAAGTAGACTCACGTCTAACTAGTTCATCAAGGCATACCCATTCGTCGCCTGTCCAACCTTCGTATTTGACTTGCAGTCTGACGTATGAACGAGATACTTCAGCAGGCAATTGCCTAACAATAGGCACATCAGATACATCAGGGACAGGGATTATTGGTATTATCATTAATCTCCAACCAGTAATATTATATAATATAATATATAATATAACTTAGTAGTTATATTATATAATATTATATAACATAATATAATATAACATATGTTATATTATATAATATAATATAACTTAGTTTCTAATAGAAACAATGTTATATTACTTTTACCCTGATGCTAGTTGCATCAGAGGTAAACCTAGACTATACTGAGGATAGTGGGTGGGCTTTCTCTCACCTTTCACCCTGCCCACTATCGAACCCTAACGGTAATCAGAGGAGGATAAAGTGTTAAAGATAAACGGATACGATGTACCTGAACACGTTTCCTATTCAAGCATTACCACTTGGTTGTCCTGTGGTTATCGCTATTACTTAACTCGTATTCAACAAGTTGAGGAACAGCCTGCTGCTTGGACACTTGGTGGTAGCGCAGTGCATAGAGCAACAGAAACTTATGACCGTCAACTTTGGGATGAGATAAATGTCTGAAGAAGAATTGTTTGACCAACTATCAGAGTTGATACCTGACCTTAAGAAGGCAGAGAACGAGTACTCAACTTTTGATTGTACTTCAGAGATACTTAATGCTTACATTGAATTGAAATGTAGACACACCCATTACAGTACATTGCTGATTGAGAAATCTAAGTACGATAGACTGGTTGATGAAGCAAGAAGTAAGTTGATGGCACCGTTGTATATCAACTCAACACCTGAAGGTGTGTGGTCTTTTAACTTAGATAAGTTTGATGATTTAGTTTGGACTGACCAAGATAACTTGCCAGCCACAACAGAGTTCGATAACAAAGAGAAAGTAACTAAAGCAGTTTCTTTCTTACCAATAGAAAAAGGTGATAGATTATTTTGGACATAACAATAGACTTGGATAAAGTCTGGAACGATGCGTGGAACGCTGAGATTGAAGACATAATAAAATATCAAGACCCTAATCTTGATGTAAAAAACTTACGTCAATCATCTCGTACTACTAAAGCAAACCCTGATGGTGAGAACGCTGAGTGGTGGTATGTTAATGGTCGTAAGTTCCTTGACTCTTGGATTGCTTGGCGTAAAGGTTCAGGTTGGAATATCTGGACAACACCTCAAGGTGTACCTGCAATAGAGTTGATGATGGAAATTGAAACAGGTGGTATCAATCTTAAAGGTGCAGTTGACCGTGTGTTCATCACACCTGAAAGAGAAATCATTGTTGTTGATTTGAAAACAGGTGTGCGTACACCACAATCAGACTTACAACTACAGGTGTATGCTTGTATGTTGGAACGTGCAACTGGTGTGAGACCAGACTTTGGTGCATACTGGATGGCAAGACAAGGTGGAACAAGTACACCTGTTAGATTAAATAAATTTACATTAAAGAAATTAGATGAGATGATTGCTCTCTTCCAAAAGGCAAGAGAAGATAATCTTTATCTACCTAATTTCGAATCGTGTAAACTGTGCTCTGTTCAGGAGTACTGCTATTGGGTAGATGGGGAAAAGTCTACCGAGTTAGGAGAAATCAATGGCAACAAATGAAGCACTGTTTTCAGTTAGTATGAAAACAAGAAACGGAACCATCCTCACATTACGCGCTGATGATTTCGATACCTTCTCTAAGCACATTGCTGATGCAGTTGGTGGAAACATTAACTTAATCATTGGTGCATTGGAAGATGTTGTTCACGGACAAGACCCTGTTGCTTACGCTGCACAAGCGTTAGGTGCAACAAGTGTTGTGACTGAACCTAATGTTGGTAGTGGTCCAATTGCACCACCGTCAACACTTGGTTCATATCCTGCACCTACTTGTCATCACGGTCCAAAGAAACACAAGAGTGGACAAGGTGCTAAAGGTCCTTGGCAAGCGTGGATGTGTCCATCTGCTAAAGGAACACCAGACCAATGTCAACCAATGTGGATTAAACGTGGCGAAGTTGGTTGGGTTGCGTAAGTGAGAACACTCACTAGAACAATTGGTAAAACTGAATCAGGTGGCGAACCACTGCCACCTGTATTCAGGACATTTGAATATTCCCAAATTGTTTTACGCCGAAGCGAAGTAAGTATGTTTGCTGGTGCCCCTGGTGCTGGTAAATCAACACTTGCTTTAGCGTTAGCAACTTGGATGAAAGTTCCTACCTTGTATGTATCAGCAGACACAGGTGCACACACAATGAGTATGCGTTTGTTCTCAATGCTTACAGGTAAGAGCCAAGATGAAGCAGAGAAACTTTTATCATCAGATGTTAAGTTTGCTAGAGAAGCAATTAACAAAGGTTCAAGTCATATCTTCTGGTCATTTGATGCAGCACCATCGTTATCTGATTTAGATGAAGAGGTGTTATCTTTTGAAGAAGTACACGGTGAGAACCCACACTTGATTGTGTTAGATAACTTAATTGATATCACTGATGGTGGTGGCGAAGAGTGGTCTAGTATGCGTCAGACTATGAAAGAAATAAAATTCTTAGCACGAGATACTAACGCTGCAATTCTTATCCTTCATCACACAAGTGAAGCCTTTGATAGCAACCCTTGCCCACCAAGGTCAGCCATTCAAGGTAAAGTTTCACAACTACCAGCATTGATTTGTACCATAGGTCAAACACCTAACGGTATGATGGGTGTTGCACCAGTAAAGAATCGTTACGGAAAAGCAAACGCTTCTGGAAGTGAACCAGTATACCTGTCATTCAATCCAGAGTTTATGTATCTCGCTGACCCAAGAGAATCTTTATGAGAAATATGGATGGCAGATGTTATATCTGTTCATCTATTTGGTACTGCACTTGTAACAACGAATCGAATATAGGTGAAGATGAGCAAGTCTAAACAAAAAGGTACTGCTGCAGAAACTGCTGTAGTTAAATACCTTAAAGCAAACGGCTTCCCTAAAGCAGAACGTCGTGCACTACAAGGCAACCTAGATAAAGGTGACATATCTGGTATTGATGATGTGGTGTTTGAAGTTAAAGACCACAAGAAGATGGAACTATCTGGTTGGGTTAAAGAGTTAGAAGTTGAAGTGGACAACGCTGATGCTGTAACAGGTGCAGTTATTCATAAAAGAAAAGGAACAACAGATGTTGGCGAATGGTATGCAACAATGCCAGTGTATATGTTCCTATCTTTAATAAGGGAACTTGATGTCTGATTCACCTATTGCAAAAGTGTTGATGCTATATGGGGCTGTTAAGGTTCCATCTGGCAGAGGATGGCGCAGTATGAAATGTCCTTTTCATTCTGACCGTCACGCCTCAGCAACAGTTAACACAGAGGTTAATGCGTTCTCCTGTTTTGCGTGTAGTATAAAGGGAGATTTGTACAAGATTATTATGGAACAAGAAGGGATAAGTTTTCGTGAAGCAAAATCAAGAGCAGAAGAAATTGTTGGAACAAGCGACATCGCACTACCAAAAGTCAATCAACTTGGCAGAAGAGTATCTCGCCAAGAGGGGACTATCTCTAGCAGACGCAGAGAGATTTCGTCTGGGAGTAGTGAACGAACCACTCGTAGGTCACGAAGCGTACGAGAACAGACTGGCGATACCGTACCTAACTAGAGCAGGTGTTGTTGATATTAGATTCAGAGCAATAGATTATTCTGAACCAAAGTATCTAGGACTTCCTGGTTCTGAGACAAGGTTATATAATGTTGAAGCATACTTTCAGGCAACTGATTGGATATGTTTATGCGAAGGTGAAATAGATACTATGACACTTTCTAAACTAGGTTACCCTGCTATTGGTATTCCTGGTGTTAAAAACATTAAGTCACATCACTATAAAATCTTGTCAGACTTTGATAGGATTTATGTGTTCGCTGATGGTGACACAGCAGGTCGTGACTTTGCTAAAGACCTTGCAAGAAAAGTTGCAGGTGTTATATCTATCACCATTCCTGATGGTGAAGATGTTAACAGTTTGTTTATCAAGAATGGTTCTGATTGGTTCAAGGGGAAGGTTGCTGCTTAATGTACAACGAAGCAAAGTTTGCTGAATTAACTTACATATACACAGATGGTT